CAGTCAAAACACTAATCAAGCTTGAAATTACAATACTCTTGATAGACACTAGCACGGCCTTTTCCATGTTATCCCGAACCTTAACCCACAACGAGGAAGTGGAATCAATTTCGGTTTCTAGCTCGGTGATAACAGTTGCTACCGCCTCCGTTGAAGCATTGCTAATTAGATCGGACAGTTCACTCAGTACAGCAGTAATAACCGAAGTTACTGCGCTGGCAGTTGTAGCGATCAATGCGATAGTTCCGCTAACCGTATCGCCAGCTTCTACCGTCACATCAACAGTATTAGAGGTATAGCCATCAAGCGTCGCAGTAAAGGTCTGACTTCCAGCCGTCAAGTCGCTGAAAGTAGCGGTACCATCAGTGCCGGTAGTCGCCGTAGTGGTCACATCGCTAATTGTTACGCTGACAGTAGCCCCGGATAATACAGTTTCAGCACTATTCTGGACTGTGATAGTGACGTTCCCAGTAGTAGTCGTATCGGTATCGGCAAACCTCTGTAAATTAAAATTCGTTTTCATGTTAAAAACACATCCTTTTATATTTTTTATTGTCCACCGCAATAACCGGGCGATGGTCCGAAGTCCAAACGGGACGGCTTTAGCCGCCTCCGCTTCGATCACATTAATAATCGCCACCCTTGCGGCCTGTAGTTCGGCCTGCACTGGTGGCGACTCTGCGAGTTTTATGAGGTAAGGTAATACCTGTTTTTCAATTGATTCTATATCCATGACTACCCCCTACTTGTCCAGCAATCGCTGGCATACTTATCGTAGTAGTCATATGGTAGGTAAAAGTAGCCCAAATCCCCGAAAGTTATGCCCCAGCTATTCCTTACTATTAGCTGACTCTTGTCATCGTCATAGCCAACCACTAAAACCGCATGGCCTCCCAGTAATTCTTCTTTTGAAGTGTCCGGCATCGGCACTATTCCAGTGTTGCCAACTTCGTCCGATTCAAACGATTCATATACATCAATACCTATAACCACAGGCAATCCCTCTGCCAAGGCCGCTTTTAGTTGTGCTAAATCCGTAATGCGGTGATACTCTTTAACTTTATACGGTGCGGCATCAGTGGTCATCTTGTCTGTCGGTTGGTTGGTGAAGGTATCAATATCGTAGGGCCAATCAGTTTCGGGGCACACTCCAATTTGGTTCAGCACTTTCATTCCGTCGCGGATCATAGCGCCGCTGTCCTCACTGACCGAATCCTCTAACAAGCGTTCCTGGTAATACAGGAACAGCCTTGACAACTGTAGCCACTTGTTTTCTTTGTTGATTAGCAGGTATTCACGTAGGCCGGATACAATGGCATTTGCTGTGCAGGAGCCTAACGCACCTTGATTGACAATTGGGCTACATTTTTTACGCAAATCAACCTTATCCGGCAGGTGTGCCTCTGACTTGAAATTTCCGGAACAAAAGATATGATCGCGCAGGTCAATAGGGTCTTTTTTGAGTTTGTAAACGTGTTTACTCATAGAATCACTCCTTCCCATAATCTGTAATTCCTCTGGCTATTGCGCCAGCCATTCTATCCTGCCAGTATGGTGTTGACAGCAATTGTGCCTCTGTATCGTTAGATATAAAAGCCATCTCCACCAGGCAGGCCGGGGCATCGGTATGAGTAAGGACATAAAATCTAGCCTCCTTTTCGCCACGATTAGCCATGTCGGGGAATGTCCCGGAAATTTGCTTATAGATGCAATTAGCCAGTGTGTCCCCGGCAGTAACGCCAGGACTAGTCCATATCTCGTAGCCTCTGGCATCACGGTTATCTGCGCTGTTACAATGCAGAGATACAAAAACGTCCGCTCCCCAGTTGTTGGAGAGGGACGTTCGATAATCCAGATCATCAGTTTCAGGTTGCTCCCATTCGGTTCGAGTGAGCAAAACCTCACAGCCTGCGGCCTCTAGGTACTGTTTAACCAGCCTAGCGACCATCAGCGTCATGTCAGCCTCTTCTAGTCCTGTACTGGGATTTACTGCGCCGGGGTCGGTATTACGTCCAGCATGCCCAGGGTCAATGCAGATTTTCATTTCAACATCCTTTCCAGCAGTACCACAACAATAGCGGTTATGATACCACTTGTCCCAGCGGCTTTCCACACAGCTTTTTCCAGTTCATGCAACCGTCTGAAAATATCCACTTCATTTTTTTCTAGTGTCCCTATTCTGGCATCACATCCAGAGTGTTCCATACAAAGTTCTGTTGTCACGGAATCCCCTCCTAAAATAATAGTAGGTTAACCAGATGACTGGTTAACCTACTATTAAAACATGTTTTATCTTTTTTTATAAGCACATGGATATTGTCAAAAATAAACAAATGTCATTGCTGCTCCTGAAATATGCGTCAAGCTATAACCGGCTTCTTTAATTTTTTTGATTGTAGTATATATTCTATCACCTCCGTTACCATCAATTTCAGTATGTACTTCATCAAAATTAACGCATAATACACGAGGGTAGATATGAGTATTTAATAAATTTTCAATTACTTCATACTCTGCGCCTTCAATATTCATTTTTAATAATGTTATTTCCTTATGCTGATGCATTTCCATAATACTAGTGATTGTTTTGCATTCGGCTTCAAAATAGTCATTAGTTTTTTGTAAGTTTACTATGGAATGTGATACATGTTCTGGATTTTGTGGAGCATAAAATTTCATTATGCAATTGCTAGACCATAAACCATAAGGGAGAAAGGTGCTATATTCTATAGAATCAGTATTAAAGTCGTAAACTTCCTGAGTATTATTTACGTGAAATTTTTCGTTGTTTTTACAATGGTTTGTTAATAAATTATAATGTTTCTGCGCTCTAGGGGTTGGGTCAATCGTGAACACTTTACATTTAAATCTATTTATTAACCCAATATCAAATGTAATATCTTCTCCAGCTCCAGCGCAATAGCAAATTGAGTCAGAATTTAAATGAGCTACCGGAACACTAAAACCGCCGTAAGCCGTTCCAATTCTAGCATGTAGTAAATCGTTCTTATCAAAGAGCGATTCTATTTTTTTATTTTTTTGCCAAGCTTTAATTCGATAAGAGGCGCTATGTAATTTTTTCACCAATTCATTCATCGAAATCATACCCTTTCTATAAGCAATAGTATCATAAATAATTTCCACATTTATACATAAATACCTCTTTTTATAAAAAATTAACAATCAGTAGCATCACTGTAAGCATCTAAAGTTTTTAAATATACATAGCCCTGTTTGATAAAATTGGTTGCAGTATCTTCGACACTTGGAGTAAATGAATAGGTTTTAGCTGGTTCTAAATAACTATTCCCGGCTTCGAATAATGCCTGTGAAGCGTATTCATAAACAGTTAAATTCAAGCTATCTTTTGAACCGGTAACGGAATCGATTCGGATATAAGCCCCGGATACGCTTACTCCACTATCTAAGGTTAACGTCTTAGTTAATGCCATATTCCCTCCTTAACTTGATGCCATTACGTTGGCCGTTTTTAAGTCTGCTATCAAGGTATTTAAAGCTGTTAATGCTGCGCTTGCCGTTGAAACTCCTGTTGTAGCTGTCCCGTTAGATACCACAATTGTTCCGGTGTATGTAGCGGCGGCAGGAGTATTCCCATTATAGGCGCTTTCTGTGAGCGTTATTGCCGCCCCAGAAACAGTTGCCGTATATTTAGCTGTAACGGTTGAATTAGCGTTTAGGGCGGTAGTTATGTTGGTAGCAGTTGTGGCAATAGTTGAACCAACAGTATAGTCAGTCGAATCGGTTATTGCCGCTGTTGCAGTTAACGTCACGCCTCCAATTGTCAGAGTATCACCAGTCACGCTATTGGTTGTGATTGTATAGGTTTTAGCACCATATACGGCGGCGGCGGCGGCTTGATATGCCGTTTGTGATTGCCCTACAATGCCGAAACCTTTCCAAGTGCCAGGTGTCCCGGCGGCTATGCATTGCCAGTAAGCGTAGTTCCCAGAAGACGGCGATGAGTTTAAACATAAATCGCCAAGTTTCCAAGTCCCGGTAGTCGGGTAGGAAGTTCCATATGTTGTCCGTGGATTTGTGAGTAGCGGCAATGCCGAACCTATTGTCGATGAAGGCGAAACATTTGTAACGGTGTGCTGCACACTAGAACTATCATTGTACACTGCATATGTACAACTATCGGCAACAACATCATTGGCAAGCAGTTTCCCTGTGCAAGTAGAGAAATGAACTCCGATTGCTGCCGCCCCGGTGATAATAACATGATTTGCTGTTACGTTTTTGCAATTGCTAAAAATAGCTGTTCGGAAGTGAGTGTATGAACTAGAATTTGTATAACTATAATTTTCTAAAACCGTGTTATTGCAATATCCTAGCTTAATACCATACGCATTGGTTGGCCCGTCAGAATCAATTACAATATTTTTGAGTTTAATATTTGAATGAGTGATTGACGATGAAGTATAGCACAATGAAAGAGGAACTAGGTCTGCCGTCGTCGTTGAGTCAACAGCGATGTATAGTCCATTTATCTCCAAGTCTGAGATACCAATATTACTTGATATATCGGATAGTCCTTGGGCACTAGCGGAGGTTAAGGAGAGTTTTATATTTTTGAGCCTTGTCCCCGTTATAATTTGTGAGGCCGAACCTATTGACAGTGGATATGAGGCAGAAGTTTCAAATCCGTCAACTTCAGTATAATTTCCGTTAATTAGCATACCTACTGAATATGATACGGTTGACCCAGTTGTGTCGGAAATTACGTCATACCACTTTGTTCCTGCACATGAGGATGCAAATGGTACGTCCATAGTTCCATAGGCCCTGGCATGGCTAACACTACACCCAACTTTACTGCCATATCCTTGCGCATCATTAAACCCAATTACTTCTAGACAGTCAGCACAATTAGAGTATCCGTACACATTTTCTATTTTTACATAGCTGGCATGAACTTTAATAAGCCTTTTACCGAAGTTGTACCCATAAGCATTAGATATTTTTACGCTGTTCAAATAATCCGTAGAAGGGGTTTGAATATAGACAGCACTTGTATCTTCATATAGGATGTCCCCTGACGAATCGATATTGTGGAATTCTGTTACTGACAAATTGTTAATCCGGGCATTAGCATAGTTACCAGTACCGCCAAGGAATACGCCAGATAGGTTTCCTCCGCTGTCCCCAACAGTGCCGTTCCCTAGCTTATAACAGCTACTAAAGGTTATACCGTCAATATCCAATACATTACCAGACAAGTTTACATATAATAAAATAGTGCTGTAGCTGCTGTCCTCATCTTTTACGTTTTGGAATGTTATATTTTTGAATGAAATATTACCGCAACCAGTTTTATAAAGCATCGCATATTCTACATATGAACTATTAAAATCAAAGATTATATTCTCGAATGATACGGCATTGCTAAAGGTAAATACGGTAGTTCCTGCCGCTACATTGATTGAGAATGTAACCGAACCCAACCCAAGAACTTGAACATCTACGCCAGGGGCAACCGTTATTGCTGATGTAATTAAAACTTTTGCCCCGGCATGTATCAATATTTTAGTGTATCCTGAGTTAAGTGCGGCTGACAGGGCACTAGTATCATCTGTTGTTCCATCTCCAACCAGACCGTAATACCTAGCATCTACATATGGCCCTTTCGTAATTATGTTAGGCGTGGTCAATGTTCCGGTCATAGCGGTACTACCGTCTAATAATACAGCATTGGTCTTATAGTCTGCGCTCGCCGCACTTGCCTCTGCTGCCGTTGCATATGTCGCCGCCTCTGTAGCTTTTGTAGTGGCAATTGCTGCTTGTTCCGTTGCCGTGGTGGCGCTTGCCGCCGAGTCTGTTGCATATGCTTCTGCCTCTGCGGTGTAGTTTGCAATTTCAGCGTAATCGGCGGCATTGCGCTTGACCTCCTGCGACATGTAGGTCAATTTGTCTAAGGACGCTTCGACGGTTTTTGCGTAAAACGCGCCACTGTTTGTAAACTCGGTTTCCTGGTCGAAGGTTGACTCACGCTGGACAATAATCTTGTAGCTTGAACCATAATTGGCCGCGCTGGAATAGGTAACGGTGCATTCGCTGGTGTCCACGGTAAAGCCGCTGGTTATCTCCGTTGTAGTCGCCGGAGAAGTGGTGTTGTTGACTAGGTATAGGTGAATGTCGCTTGATAGAAGTATGGGGAATGTGTAGGCGAATACTGTGGTTGAGCTGTCGCAAGTATAAGTATTTTGAGTAACTTGCGAGGATACTGACAATAGAATCACTCCTTTTTTGGTTCGGCCTAAATTATGGACCTGACCTCATTTTTGGGCATAATAAAAGAGAGTAGCGATTGCCACTCTCTTGGGATATAATGGGAATAAATTGGACGGTGATAATATGTTTGAAAAAATATGGGGCATCGTATGGGCCGGAGTAGGTATTTTTTTGTTTTTAGGACTTATTGGTGGCATTGTTGCAGGGTTTCAGGATGCGTTTCACAAACACGGGGCTATAAATGTATTAGTGTTTTTTGCAATACTCATGTTAATAATAATCGGCGGTTTATTGGGCCATGGGAGCCACGGTATGCTAGATTAATTTTTACCTAAAACGTTCTTAGCCAGTTGTAGTATTTGAGATTTATTCGCATCAATTTTCTGCCGCTTTTGCTCTGCGGTTAATTCTTTATTGCTAGTAATATCTAAATTTGCCTTTTGAAGTTCCTTCATTTTCTGTTCAACTTTACGAAGTTTTTTCAAATCAGCAGGTACTATGCCCTTTTTGCCTGTAGCAGCATGGTTCTTTTCTGCTTCATCAAGCTTTTCGTAAAACTCATTAACTGAATTAGGATTTTTAAATTCGGTATAGGTAAGTCCGCGGATTCCAGGCAATTCTGCTGTGGTTTTCGCGGGCATTTCCTTTTTATCACCTATAAAAGTATCGCCTAGCCCAACAAAGAACTTACCGGCGCTGCCTAAATAACCGTTTATCGTATTATCAATTTTTTCGGGTGATAATCCAGTAGTTTTTCCTAATTTTTTAGCCGCTTCTGAAGTATAATCATTAAATTGATATTCGTCAGGCAATCGCTGCTCTTTTCTGCCAACTACGGATTTATTTGTAAAGAAGCTGTAATTAGTCATCCATTCAAGTATTGGCCCTACAAGAGTAGGAATAACATTAGGCGCAAACCCCTGGGCCGCATATGAGGCCCATTTTTTAACCGCATCTGGGTCTTCACCGTATGCCTTATCTAAAGCCCGTTCTATGGCTGAACCGAAGAAAATACCCGGCTCAAACGGTTTAGGTATACGAATTATTGTTCCGTTGGACTCAAATAGCCAGCAACCATTTTTAATATCGTCAGATAGTTCCTTATACCAATCTTTATCATGGTTCATAACCCACGTGACAACGCTAGGTAATGTTATATACATCATCGCCAAAGGAATAGTCCGTTTTGGATTATCCTTTAATGATCTTACAAACCTGTCACCGCCTTGCAATGCCGCATTGAAGAAGGGAACAACCTGATTGATCTGTTTTGTTAATGTACCAGAACGGCTAAAATCAAGAGTAACGTCCTTGGCTAATAGTCCGGCTTCATCAATACTCTTACCTTGTTGCCGCGCACGTTCAAATTCTCTTATCCTTGTGCCTGATTCTCCGTATTCAGATACTTCTCGTAGACCATCATAAGCCGCTCGTACATATGTTAATGGGTTAACCTTTCGCCATTTACTACCTTCGCCCATTTCATTAATCAATCTGCTAACGCCTTTGCGATCAAGGCCAACAAAAGCGGATAATGGCGCGCCGGACGCTTTAAACTCATAGGACAAAGGTTTATCTTTAATCAGCGAATAAACCCCTTTTGCACTATCAAGCACGGGTTTAAATCCAGTTTCTGAGTAAATACCAGCGGTTAAAGTATCTCGAATAAGATTCCTTACTACGAAATCAGGGCTTATTGTTGCCCCTACTCTCAACGCCTGGGCAAAAGGCTTCAAGAAACTAATAAGCATATTTGAAGATGCTTGATTCATGCTCATGATCGCACGGTAAAACTCCGGAGTGGTTTGGTAGGCTTGTTTTTTACCATCAACCATAACAGTAAAGATACTTTTTTTTGCATCGGCTGTTTCACCGGGTACTTTTTCGATAAAGCGTCCAATCCCACTATTCTTTTCAAGGTCAACAAATGTTTGCGCAACCTTGTTTCGTTCTACAGCATCAAGCAGGATGAAAGTATTTTTGATTGTGCTTTCAATCGGGTCAATAACTGATCTGGTAGAACCTTCTTCCGTAAGTTTTTTTAGCGGATTGCTAACATTACCGATTTTTTTACCATTGGAACTAAACGCATCAGTCATTGCAGCCTCATCGTCGAAGTCACGCATCATAGGTGCATAGTTACTGTATTTGTCCCTAAGCGTATTAATGGTTCCCTGACTAATCAACCCGCCATCCTGGGCAATTGCTAATAAATTATCGTTATATTGATAGAACTTTTGCGCCAAGTCTTGTAACTCTTTTGGCGCATTTTTCATTATTTCGGCAGCATCAGTTTTAGTAAGTGGCCCTTTATATTCTGGTTCAAGGGCTTGTAATTCAATTTGCCGCCTTGCCGCTAATAATGTGCTATATGCTTGCTGCCAACTTTTAAAGTTACCACGTTCAAGATAATCAGGATACTTTTCTTGTAGTCTTGAGTCTCCAAGAAAATCGAATATATCTTTCATTGTAACGTCGTATTGAAGCTTTCCATGGTACAACTTATTAAGAGTATCGCGCACTAACCCTGGGTTATCATCGCTAACCAACATTTCAGCCCTAGCCAAGGCAGAAGTTTGTGCCATCCTTGCCCGTTTGTATGGATTCTTTTCAAACTCTAAATCATGACCAATTTGTTTTTGAATTGCATCTGTAAGCCGTGACAATTCCGACTTGTCATCAAAAAACGTCTCGTATGCTTTATACGCGGCGTTTCTAGCAGTATCTTTAATTGTTTCGAAAGATGATTTATCATTACCAAAGGTTACTGATCCACGGCCCCTGGCTTCTGCCGATTGGTTGAACCACCTTTGCATCTTATCGCCAATAGAGCCAACTTTTTTACTAAGTTTACCGTCTTTAGCAAGCGCAGCGGTAAAGTCATTATAATACCCAGGGAAGTTTTGTTTTGCCTTTTGTTGGTCAGTTAAATACTGCCGTGAAAATTCGGCTATACCTTCGGCCCGGCGCTGGTCTGGTGTGTATTTTTTATAAAGCTTATTTCTGCCCCAAATCCGGTCAGCAGCGGTGATTAACTCGCTGTCGTGCCCAGTAATTTTAAGCTGCTTATCTAGGTAATGCCCAACTTCATGCGCGATAGTGTCAAAATCGCCAAAGTTAGCCGAACGGATTACGTCCTTATCGACTTTAAACACGCCAGCATAATTTTTATTGCCTATTTTGCCAGTTCGTGAGGCCACTAAATCGTCAACGGCCTTGTTTATTTCGGCGCGAGTAATAGGCGTTACTTTTCCGTTACCACTTGCGGTTTTAGGCGTTCCTAATGAGCCTTGCTCACCTTCGCCCAGTTTAGTAGTAAGGTCTTTGTCTATATAGGTAGGTGGTTCTTCATTATTTATTTTTTCTTTTTGAATATTTCTATTACCTTTTTCAGATGCTCTGGAAGCTCTTTCTTTTTCAGATGCTCTGGCAATTTTTTCTTTGATTGATTTGATTCCATTTAGGGCACTCTCCACTTCGTTAAAATGTTCCGTTGGAGGGACTTCACCGTATAAATCATCTCTGAAACCGTTTTTAAGTTGGTCAATCGCGATTTCCCTTAGCTCAGATTTAGAAGGGCGTTTACCATAGGTTTTATAATATTCCCTGTACCATGTAGGATTATTGCTAATCGTAGGGTTAAACACATAACCACTATCTGACGTTTCCGATGGTGTCATACTGCGTTTTTCAACGCCACCGTTTTCAAGTGATTTTTCTAAGAAATTAACGTGGTCATTGACAATTTCATCATACTGCGTTTTTATGTCATTTTCAATTTGGTTTATGTCCCAGCTATTTTCTTTCGCTTGATCGATAAATTCCTGTTCATGAGGTTCTATGGTTTCACTAATAGTCTGGGGTTGATGGTCTAAAGTTGTCGTATCACTGTCAGGTGTAGCCTCTGGCTGGTTTTCTTCTTCTGGCAATGTACTTGTGTCGGTATCATCTTTTTCTACGGTTATAGGCGATTTTTCAAGCCCGATTTTTTCACCATCTAACGCCCGGCCAAAACCTGCAATCTTGCTTTGCCAATAATCGGTGTTAAGGTCGGTATAGCCTACGCCATGACTTCCAGCGTGTAACATCTTACCGTCACCAGCGTAAATGCCAACGTGAGTGATTGACTTATAGCCAGTATCATCATCGTAAGTATTTTTGAAGAATACTAAGTCGCCAGGTTGAAGCTGGCTTGGATCATCAAAGGTTTTGCCTTGTTCTTCTAACCCTTGATACTGTAGGTCAGCGCGGCGAGTATTCAACTCTATGCCATTAGCCGCGTAAACGTCTTGGGTAAACTTGCCGCAATCGGTTGTATCTGTTCCATCGCCGCCAAGTTGATATGGTTTACCTAATTGTTGTTCGCCCGTGGCTATGATCTGATCGCCGCCTGCTGCGGTTGCTTCATTCCTTTTTCTCCATTCGCCAAATCCGCTTACTGCACTTTGGGTTGCTGGCGAATATACTGGCGGTGGCGGGTCCATTTCTCCCGGTGGTACAATTGTTGGGCGTTCCGCTTCTCCTGCTGTAGTTTCGTTTGTAGCAGAGTCGCCTGATTCGCCTTTGCCCTTTGTTTTAAAACCTTTTAAGCCACCGTAAGCACCAAATATAGGTACCGCGACATTAACCCCGCCCATGACTACATTAGCAATTGTAGCGGCTGGGTGTTCTGCTAGTTTTTGCTGAAAGTCCGGAGCGTTAACAGTATTAAGTAATGGGTCAAGCCATATACTTTTTACGCCTAACCCTAGCGATGCCACTGGTCCATAGCCTTGTTGTGTCGCTTCTTGCGCTCCTTTATACAGGCCTTCTCCCGCCTGCAACCCGAAGGCCGCTTCTGCTGCCAGCGAACCGCCAGCGGTAAATGGAGCCGCCGCCACACCAGCCGCCATTACACCGGGATAGATAGTTTCATTCCTAAAATTATAATTAGCTTTATCTACTAATCCCTGCGCAGTGTCAACATCTTCCTGACTATATCCAGGTTTAGGAACGTATTTGCCAGTTGCGGAGTCATACATAGCAACAGTGTTGAAGCGGTTTTCTTCCCTAGACATTTCTTGAAACCCTTGCACTGCACCAACGCCATAATTAGCGATACTGTTTCCGACATCGGCAACAACCTTTGCACCGCCCTGGGCTTCAGCTCTATTTGCATCGGCATATTCTTGGCTTACATTTTGTGTTCCCTCTTTTATGGCTGACAAAATAGGATGATCTTTTTTATATTTCCATGCGCGGAATCCACTTACAAAGTCGCCAAACCCATCGACAAAACTTTGGTCAGGGCGCGGCTGCGGAGTAATTTCGTTTTCGATTGCATTGCCAACCGATTCAGCCGCATTACTTACGTTGTTATATAGTTGTTCATCGCTGGCATGTTTGACTTCTTGTGCCGCCTGGAACCCGCTAGAAACATCGTTGTAAAGTTCTTTCCCTTTGTTTTCGGCATAGTCAATTTCATTTCCAACCCAGTCCTTGACTTCTCCGGCCTTTTCCACCGCCCCGTCCCACATATCAGATAGGAAACTCATAATTAACCACCAGCCTTTTGTATGCCCTCGGTCATATACGCCTTGACTTCTTCATCGGTAGCATCGGGAAACTTAGCTTTAATTGCCCTGTAAGTTTGGTCATACCAAACGGCGTTAGGGTCTTGCGGCGTTTCTTGCTGGGCATGTTGGCTGGATTGACTTCCTCCACCTACTATTGATAAGTAATTGTTTAACCGAGCCTTTATTAAACTATAGGAATTCCATTTTGCATCAGTAAAACTTCCAGGGTCGGCATTATATTCGTTTTCTAGTTCTTGTAATTTTAACGTATCATTTGTTAATTGTGATTTACCGTAAGAATGTGCCCACGTTTCTCCCTGAGAAGCGTTCCCCTTTGCAAGTCTGTCAGCAATTCTTTTCTTACCATCTATAAAACTTTGACCTCTTACCCGGTCAGATGCTTGCAATGTAGAATTGTCTAAAATACCTTGCATTGTAGACACACTATCTTGATTTTTTAATAATTGTTCTAAGGTACTTTCATAATTAGCTTTATTAGCTTCGGTTTTAGCTTTGTTTTGATCGCTATAGGCTAATCGCAAATTTGATTGAAATTTTGATAACGATGGATTATTTGCATAAGTAGAATTTAATTCTTTCATTGCTCCTAACTCATCATTAGGGTACCTGGACAATAAATCATTATTAATTTGAATCGAATCATAGGCCGCTAGTTTAGGGGCTAAAGCGGTGTTAAGTTTAGTGTTATCGTCAGGACTTAACTTATCAGCATATCGTTCCTGATATTGTCTTGCTAGCTGTGGGTTTGTATTAGCTAGGCTCATAACCGCACTACTAATCATTGCATAATTATTTTTCATTACATTTGCATCAATTGCGTTTTGTGGTAACCCTTGTTGTTTGCCATTGGCCCTGACTTGGGACATACTATCCAAGATGGCCTGGTCTGCCGAATCATTATTACCTGCTACCGTTGCTTGCTGAAACGAGTTAGAAGTAGCCGCAAGATTTCCCGCATAGGCTTGTTGGCTGGCAATCTGCATCTGCTCGCTTTGACGTTTCATTGCATCAGTTCTGAGTGTATTAAAGTGAGTATCTATAATAGGCGCTACGGCTAATTTAACATGGTCAGGAATACTGGCATCATTCATAATCCCCTGCTGTATTTTAGTTAGCCCAGCCTCTGTTTGCCCTACAGCGCCGGGAATATCTTTGCCGCTAGAATCTTTACTAGGGATTGCGTTAATGCCTTTTAAGGTTGCAGGGCCATTATCGCCATAATAGAACGTATTTGCTTGATTGGTGGCATTAGCAATAACATTTTGGGCTATTATTTTATTTTGTGCTACCATTTGCTCCGTTTGTTCGTTGTGCTGTTCTTTGCCATACCCTTGTAAAGCATTAGCAAAACCTTGCGCCGCTTGATCTACGCCACCTAAACCATATTCACGTATATCGGTTTGGTTTTGGTAGTTGTTCGGACTTTGAAAAGCTACGTTCTGTCGTTCGTATGTAGGTACTTTCATTATTTAGCACCCCACATATAATTCCAGAATGAACTTTTACCGCCAGCCGTAGTATATTTGCTATAGTCGCTATTTAGCGAAGTAGCCCCGGTCAATAGTGTTGTCCCGGCATTTATATACCCGGCAGTCTTAGCGTTTTTGGCAGCAGCATCATAGGAAGAAGCTTGATTATTGAAGTCCTGTGCCTGGGTTTCATACGCCCATGACTGATTTGCCGCCTCATGCCGGACGTTGAGCGCATCCATTAAATTGCTATAGTCGGTGGATTGTGCCACCTGCTGAGCGGAGCCAGAATTGGTATCAATATTTGCCGCGCTGTAATCTGCCGTTTGTGTGCCAATAATCTGCTTACCCTTTTGCCGAATCGCCGCTTCTTGGTATGCGCCAGACTTAGCAACATTCGCCGCCTGATCTTGCGCCCTGAGTGCATTGTTACGTGCTATCTGTGCCTGCTGACTATATGCTTTTGACTGAGCGTTGGCCTGTGACACGCTCATTGCTGAACTTACCGCCGTTGCTAAGACTTCATAGCACAAATCTTCCACCTCCTAATAGGAACATTGTTAAAATAATTTACCTCGCTGATTGTACCGCCTAGCCACTTAACCCAATCTAAAATAAATTTATTATCAACTAATGTATAGTTTTGAATAAAACCATATTTTTCAATAAAACGATTAGTCCATATCTTGGATTCTTTGAAAAAACTAATTGGCAAGTGGCCAAAATCGTTAGTAAATATCATCCAAAGCGTGTGCGGCAGGCCAATACCAAACACGCAATAAATTTTGTTATCATGCTCAAAAAAATGGCTCTCTGTGGCTCTGTTAAACTGGTTTTTCAAGGCTTGTCTACCACTTATATCCAAAATAGCTTTTGCCTCGTTAGAATCAATATCTCGCATTCTAGCGGCAACATACTCTATTTCCTGTAATGTTGCTGTTTTAACCATTCAAACTCACCTCCGAAGTGATGCTTTGGATGGTCACAGGGACAGGGTCGGTCACTCTTATGCACACCCTGCCGGTATTTGTGGCACCAGACCGGAAATTACAATCAAGGTCATCCGTGTATAGCGGAATGGCCGTGTCATATTTCTTCGGTGTCATTTTGATTTCTTTCATATCGGTAAAAGTAGGACCTAAATAAAAAGCCCTAGAGTTCTCAACTCTAAGGTTTACTTTTGTTATTTGTTTTTTACGGGTTTGTACTGTGCCGTCCTGCGATTGGAAATCTATATCCAGCGTTTCCAGGTCGCAGGTATACGGCAATCCAACGGTCACAGTAGAGGCCGTATGGTCAAGAGTAATAGCGCCATCGGTTACGGTTGCAGTTGATACTACGTTGCCATCTGCCAGGATTGATACCGTCTTTCCTTCTAAATAATCAAGACCCTCCCATGTAGCTTTTGCCGTTGTTTCTGTTGCCGTAAGTCCGCAATCAACAAAGAACTGATCTGCCGGGTCGTAGGTGACAACGGTTTCGCCAGCATCATTGGTAGTTTCGGTTGCCGTGGTAACACGTGGTTGCATCACCTCTACGGTGCGGACAGTTGAGCCGTTGATTGTCCGCTTAACAATGCACCATACTTGGTCAGTGGTAGTGGTCGGTATCACGCAAACGCTTTCAAATTTCCCATCGGTAACATGCCGGTGCCAGCCACATATATTTTGCTCACGATTATAGGTAAGTCCTAATAAATCACCGTCAGAGCCGATGCACCAGACGATGGAATACGGATACTGAGCGTAGGCCCAACCTGATACTGTTCTAGCACGGAATAAATGCTCGGCAAACAAGGTTAAATCTTGCGCTACATAGGATTCAGAGTTAATATCAAAGCCCATATCACGCACTATATGGCCCTTAGAGCCGACAAATAAAATTCTATTGCCAACCATTACCGGGACTAAATCAGTCGCGCCATAATAACCTTCGGCTGAAGCGGCAACACTAGTAGGTGTTAGTATACTCGACGAATCGCCAGCACCTACAAGCCAGTAAGCACCCTCAGTCATGCCGATAATTTTAGAGGATAGAGCCTTTAGCGACTTGATCGCATTGACCTTATCGCTTACCAGCGGCGCGGTTACTGCATCGTCATCCTCGGTAGTGAATGAAGTATTGAAGTTGGTATAGTCGCCAGACTTAGACGTCCATACTGTCTGTGGTTCAGCAGTTGTGCCACCAAAGCATAGTCTATTTTGGAAGAATATTATCCCGCTAGGCCATCCTCTAATAGACGACCAAGCGCCTAAATACCAGTAGGTTGTAGAATCGGTTGAACCTATCGCCTGGGTGACGGTTGCTGTGGCTACGGTGGTGCTTGAAACGGCAGTTATTTTGCATATTCCATAATTAGTATATGGTTCCCACTGTAGGTCGTAGCGGCAAGTGCCGGAAGTGTAGTCGTACATCCGCAATCGCAATTCGCATTGTTCATCATCTTCGCTGCCGCTGTCTGCTATATTATCGGTAGCACAGGAGTATTGCCGCAATTTCTTCCATGTTGTGCCACCATCAGTTGACTTTTCCAGCCATAACACGCCTGTCCATGTGCCGTGAGTGGTGACCATCCATGTTCCCATCCCTGCGCATGAATCAGAATATCCAGCAGCGGCATTGGAAGTTGATACTGTTTTAGTTGTGCCATTGCCAGTGCCAGCTAATGTTACATTAAAAGTACCTCCGGTAGTATCTGTGACTTTTGCGTAAGCAGTTATCTTCCGTTGGGCCGCAGTAACAGAAACCGTAGCAGTATATGTGCCAGTTGCTGTCTCCGTTAAGAGTGCGGTATATGTAGCCGAGCCACCTACCGAATAATATAGGGTTATCGTTGAACCAGAAATCGTTCCTGTGATCGTCAATGTAAATGTAGCCGTAAATGCCTCGTACCCATAATCCTCAGCATCATTATAATAAAATCCGCTTAGGCTCAGCGAACTAGTCTGAACGTCTGAATATCCGCTATCACTCGTAAACGTACTAGAAACGCATTGCGCCTCTACGTCTTGTTCAAGTTTAAAATATGTACCAACGTGCCCGGAATAAAATAAATCAGCGGTTGATGTAAGCGTAATTGTGCCATCCTTATATAAATCGCCGGAGGGAGAAACATAGAGAGTAGTATCAGTATTCATTGGTGCGAATGGCCCGTTAGTATTAGCAAAATCAGCAAATGCCCATGAAGTATCTCCCGATCTGGTCAGTGTCTTAGGCTTGTAACTGCCGTTGGTGAAATACATAACATCAGCCGATTGCGTGAATTGTAGCGAGGACAAATCATCTGCTGAATATGGACTAACAATCTCATATATTGCTGACTGTGTCCAATATGTAGTATTGGTTGGCAATATATCGCTAGAGGCCGTATGCGCCGTTATGCACCGATATATCAGGCTACTATAGGTAACATAGTCACCAACGGCATAGGCCGTAGCAGTAACCCAATCGTCTGCACTGGACACGGATAATTGGCCGCCGTTACGATAGAATCTAACGTAATAGTCACCAAACTCAAGCATATAGGCAATTGACTCGCTAAACACGAACGGTATTCCCCTGGCAATGGTGCTACTGTCCTTCGTTGATGCTATATATTTTAGGCCGGGGCGATTTACCGCTGCGCCTTGTGGTGTCGGAATAAAGTTCGTCATCGTCTTTAGCGATTTGGCATACTGCTGGGTATCCTGCCGGGAATCGCATGTGCCGCTAATTTCGCCGCCGTTGAAGTTATTTTGGATTATGTACATGCTACCACCTCGGAGTAAAGTTTCTGAGTCTATTCCTCATTGGTGCGCCCTCGATTGCGTGTGACAGCATAGCCTTACTTATTGCTTCTTGGTACAATGATTCCGCTATTTTAATACTGTTTGAACCGACACCCAATGGCATGGCTATTTCAACCGCCAGTTTATTCGCAAAAACCGGAACGAACAGCGCATCAAACATTGTTGGGTCGGTTATCTTAATCGTGCATCTTGCGTATGCGTTTGGTATATTCGAACAGACAAACTTCTGTGAGCCTGTACTGATGATTTCATGGTCATTGAACTCACTATAATATTGACCTTTGGCAAAGACATTTCTAATTGCCAGTGCATTGGCCGGATATGTATAAATAAAACCCCAAAGAGTGGCCTCAGCAATGTCGCTAGAATCATCGTCGGCCCTGGTCAGCGAATAGGTTTTGCTGGCAAAATTCCAAGGGAATTGCCTAAGTAAACTTTCTAAAACAACATCGTAATATAAAGAACAATTTTCAGCCTCGTTGCTATCTTCATCAATCGCCGTGATCGTATTTTGAGTTAGTTTGGTCAGAGCCATATTGCAAATCTGAATTTTAGAGGACATTTACACCCCTCCTACAAAAGAAATAGGGCGGTTTTACCCGCCCCACATTATCAAACTGTGACAACAACGCCGCATTGCAGAAATGCGCTAACAGTCCCGGCTGTCATGGTACCAACCACCGTATAATATAACCGATTGTATTGTAGTTGGCCTAACGGGAACGGAACTTTAACTAGAATGGTATTAGCCGTTAAACTAGCTAAAGCGATTGCGCCGGAATCGAACAACGTAGTATAGGTTGTAAATGCACTTGATGTTGATGTCTGCCAACTAATCTCTAGTGAAGTGCCGCCTACAAAAGCTGTACCTACTTCTACGATCAAATAAATACCACTGTCGATGGCATCACCGGCAGCTAGTCCATCCAAATAATAAGTAGAGGCCGCACTTGTCGTAACGGCCTGGTCATCCGAAAACCTTGTATTATAGTCGATAAAAGCCAATGTAATCCCTCCTTAATCCAGTATCGCTTCGGTAAGCGACATTTTGTCTACCCGGCGAATTGGAACACCCATAAAGCTAAGTGTCGGGCGGGTTATCCCCTGACCATTAGTGATGTTCTCAAGAGTCAGCCAAGTGTTAGATTTATTCATTAGTTGCACCCGGAGATATGATCTTACTTTTTTGTGGCAATAAAAAGCCCACCGTACGTTACCCGATGACGGTGGGATGTCTAATGCCAATGACATATATTTCATTAGGTTAGCCGAATTGTCTGTAGCATCTCCGGCTTGTTGCAGTTTTGTAAAATCAATATTAGCGATACGAACAACATACCGCCAATCTTCTATAGCCAAACCGCACTGCCATTCAAAATATGTTCTGTACCCTTCGAACTGTCCTCCAGTTGTAGGGGAAATTGTTACTTGACCACGATCATCCATTTTTAACCCAGCCACTGAACCTTTTGGATAAATACCGTAAACCGTATTTGGTGACCATCCAACAAGGTAAATCGACGTTTGAACGTCCGCGTTAGTACCTTCAGCATCAATGACGTTTTCATAGGTAGTACCGCCAGTTGAAGAAGTAAGACCATAGTACCGCGCCGACAAACCATTAAATTTAGCCTTATCGGTTGCGTAATCACCATCGACTAATGTGCTTGCCAAGTCTTGGTTAAACCCTTCGATAATTGGTGTCGCTTGTTTTAGTTTATAGTCTGAGGTGTTGCCGTTTAGGTCGGCTAATGCCTTGTCAACCTCGGAATAGTTAGCCATCATGCCGCAGACTTCTTCAATCTGCCCAGTGGTTGACACACTGGGATAAATCCCTTGGTTAAATTGCCGCCACGTAGGAGCCGGGATATTCTCGCGTAGCGAGAGTTTATGTGAGGCTGTTGAATTACATACCTGCCACGGAATGTCATCTAAAATTTCATTTTTTTCATTTAATACTTCGCCCACGGCAGCTAATTTCCCATTGTTATCCAATCCTTTTGAAATTGTATATAGTGTAGGCCAGTAATTAGGTTGTGCAGTTGCCAATTAAATCATCTCCTTATTTCCCAAACATTCTGTCGGCAAGCGACCTTGGTTTATCAGCGTTACCGCCCTCAATAAAGCTACCTTCTGAAACCATCTTGCCGATTTTAGTCATAAACCCAATCATTTGCGGGTGATTACCTAGCCCTGACTGAGACAGAAAATCAACAAAACCCTTATCGGCGTATTGCCCAAGGGTTTTGTTTGCTAGGTCTATATCCGCCTGATTGAACTTCTCTTTGGCCTCGTTGAGCCAGCCTTGCGAAATTTCTTTAGCCTGGGCATCGATCATTTGGGCCTGTTCGCCCATCATCTTCGCGCCAATGCCGATGACCTTCTGAGCCTGCTCTTGTGTTAGTCCGCATTCTTTCATTGCCCCAACAAAGTCGGCACTACGCTCAGCATCCCAGGTCATACCCTCTGGAAGTTCGAAGTCTGTGTATTCTTCCGGCGCGCCCTGTGGCTCATCACCTTCGGCCTTGTCACCTTCCGTCGGCTTTTCGCCTCCTGGCTGCTCTCCTTGCGGTTGCTCACCTTGTCCCGGTGTTGTGCCGGTCAAGAGAGTTCCATCAGCAGCACTCGGTTCGCTAGTGCCAGCACCGCCAGCAGTTGCGGCGGCAGGTTCACCATCCGCAAACAGTTGCAGGTTAAACGCTCTATCTGTGTCATCATGTAGAGCAGTTTTCATATTCAATCACTCCTTGATATTGTTTTTTGATATAAAAAATAGAAGGTATTAACCTTCTTTAAAATAACTGACTATGTCTGGGTTATCTCGTATGATCTGGATAAACGCTTTGCCAACCTCATCGACAATAGTTTCTTCACTAGTGGTCGGAAGGTCTAACCCTCTTTCGTAAATAATTCCATGTGCAACTTCATGTGCCAATGTTACCTTTGATTGACTTTCGCCTATAGAACTGAGGATTTCAATTTTGTTAGTATTATAATCAATCGAACCTCTACATTCTCTGTGGTCGACGATTATCGGCCCTTCTACTTCACTAATTGAATAGGTAACGCAATCAATTTTAACTTTGTCAGGTATCATCTTGACCTCTTTCCTGCGGGTATGCGCTTTATGGTTGGCCTATTTTGTGCTAAGTCAATAGTTGTTGGCGAACCTCCATTTTGTGAACAAGAATCATCTTCAAAAACAACAGGAAAAGGCGCACTATTAAAATGACATTCTCCGCACTCATCCCCTGGTTTTGTAACTCCTGTATTTTCGTTTGTAACAGATATTTTCAACGGCCCATAAAACCATTGACAATCCTTGCACATTCCCATTATTTGCCGCCCCTTCTACCGCCTTTGGCGATCTTGCCGCCTTTGCATTTGCCCATTTCTATCACTCGCTTTCTTTTGTTGTATTTCTAAGTCGCGGATAACCGCCGCCTGGTGCTCAATCCATTCCTTTTCAGCAGTGAGCATCATATCAACGCCCGGCATCCCGCTGAACTTCATTGTCGCTTCTAGCATCAAGGCAATAGAGCGCTTTCCTTCATTAAAATAGGTCCATGAGTTGCCGGTGAATGAAGTCTGATTCTGGCCGCATTTATAGATAATCCAGGAGATTAACCGGCGACCGGCATCAGTTGACATGACTTGCAGAAGGTCCTTATTTGCGATTAGGTCAAGTTTATCGGCTACCTGCTGCTTAGAAATAGCATTATTATCAATCATGTTTTACCTTTTTTCTTAGCTTTGCTAGTGTCAAGTTTTGAATTTGGTTCATGCTTTTTAAAATACTCCTGCAGGTCGGCCTCACTTCTCATTTGCAAGTTAGTCGGTGAAGCAACATAGTTCCAATTGCCATTATCTTCAACCCACTGACCACCGACATAGCCATCCTTGCCGCTATAAATGGATTCATTAGAAAACGTGGGATGGTTCGGTTTTTTATAGGTATCATTTAGATGTTGTGACGGGTCAGCATAACTAAAAGTCGGATTAGCTTTCCAGAATCCGCGCATATCGTAATCTCGTTCATCAGCACTTAAGTTCCGACCGACTATTTGAGACTGTTGTTGCTGCCATTGCTTATACTTGGTTTCATCCCCAGTAGACAATTTCGTATTATACTGATCTGTCATATCCGGCGTAACAACATTATTGGCGGTGTTATTATCAGTTGATACGGTTGATATACTCGACTGATCTGCTGGCTGTCCATTATCGAAACACATGCTTTATCCTCCTATCCTGCACCTTGAAAACCTCCTAGCCCTGGCATAATAGCATCAAGCGCCGAACCGTTGCCCAGCGGCGTGTCGCTCAAAGTCTTGGCTCCTTGTGCCGCTGCCGTTCCCATTTGCGCGGCCTGTTGCATCTGCATTTGCTTTTGTTTGGCCTGCCTTACCTGGTTGATCTGGTCTTGGCTATTGATTGTAGCCGCCGGAGTGCCAAGCATCTTAAGGTAGGCTTTTAGCGTTTCATCACCATTGATAATATCTAACGTATCAGGGAACGCCTCCGCCATTTCAGTGGCAAACTGTACGCCCTCTTGAATAGCTGTCAGCCCTTGCATTTTCTGCGCCTGGGCCATATTGGACACATACTCAATCTTTAGGTTCATGCCTTGTATACTGTCAGGCGGTGGCGGGATAATGCCATTGCGGAGCGCAATATTAAAGGTGCGCTCAATAACAGGTTGTAGAAATTCATGCTGCAAGCGGTTTAGCACTGGCCCAATCTGGCTCATTTTCTCCTGCACTCGCTCGATGATCTCTCTTGCTGTGATCTGCCCGGTGTTCTCCATGCCCTCAAGCATCCTAAACAGGTCAACAAAGAAATGCTGATTAATGTCCTGGATAATCTGCTGTTTCTTAGCTTCAGCCTCTTGCAGTTGCAATTGAACCTGATACAGGGCTTGAATAGGTTGTGCGCCCTCCGACCGTGGGTAATAGTTGACACCATCAGGGAGTGAGTTTATGCCGCCGCGCTCCAACATTTCTACCGGAGCGATAACAGAAGGCCGTACGCCTCTCGCTATGCCATCCCTTATATCCATTTCCAGTTCTTGTAGACTCATAGACAAAGAAAGCGCATACCATCCAGGGCCACGCCCATAGATGTCTGCGCCTTTTGTGTCCCAGCGACTAACTGCCATTGGAAATTCGTCGAATCCTTCAATTTTAAGGTAATCATCAGCCGGAGCCTTTTCCGTCCAGTACAGTGATATAAACTTTTTAGCCCAATATACGGCAGACTTTGGATTGTAGTTGGGGTTAGGGATAATCAGGTGTTTGACTTCTTCGTAGGTGTCGTAATTCTTGTTCTCAATGACAGTCTGCTTGATCGTATCCGGACAGTTATCCTCACCAAAGTTGTCGATCATATCCTTAGACGTAAACTGGATACGCCTAGCGAATCGATCAATCTTGTCATGCCTAGTCGTGCCTATCGCATACTCCCCGATGGTGAATGTCCTATACCAAACAACATGCTCGGGGTCTTCGTCCACCCACATAACAGCCGTACACGGTGCGCCTAGTTCCTTATAGAACTGGATTGCGCTATCGTAGAAGTTCGACCGGGCGAATATGTCCAGCAAGATTTCGGTGGTCAGGTCGCACCATTGCCCCGCATCATTGTCGTTTTCGTCTATACCGTCGACTGTAGTCTTGAACCATGGCCTAAACGGTGAGGTCATTCCATCCTGCATACCAGCCGCCTGGATGTTGTTAGCCATCAGTGGCGCTGTGTTAATCATGCGATCATCACTACGGTTGCCATCGTTGGGATTCTCGCCCTCAAAAAAGCCTATGTATGGGTTAATATAATCCCTGATCTTCTTCCACTGGTCAAGCCACCGTTGCTGGGCGGTAAACATATTCTTATATATCTTGTTGAGTTCGTCGCGAGTATATAGCGGTTTCTTCCCTTGCCAACGCATCACATCACCCCAAAGTCCCTTTTAGGCTTGCCGCGCTCGTCGTGCCAGTCAGCGCGCTTGTCCCAGCCACTATGTTTTTGCTAAACCCATTGCTTGATATAGCCTTGTTCCTGCGCTTCTCTGCGGCCTCTTGTAGCGCCTCGCTATCGCCTGTTGCCACTGTGGTTGGTGCGGCTGAGTATTCCGTTGTGCTGTAACTGCCTGTACTAAAACACATTGTTAATACCTCCTATCAAAAAAAGCTCGCCAGCAAGAATCTTCCAGCAATACTATTGCCCATGTAAAAAGTGCTGACAGTGTGAAGAAGATAAAATTAAAAATAGTGCCCAATGGAGCACCCAAAATATATCCAATCGTATAGTAAATAACTAGGCAAGCTATAAGCCAAGCGATCTTTTCTTTTAAACACATTGTTAATCACCTGTTTCTTTCAGTTCTTGCAATATGTGCAAGGCTAATGTCATGTAGTCTTTTATCTGCCCTGCTGTCGGAGGTTCACCCCATTTACCATCGTCATATATGCTTTGCAACGTATCACAGCCAGAGCAAGAACCATAATCAACCTTTACATACCAATATTGGCATGGCGAATAATTCTTTTCCGGTATAACAAATAGCATTGTCCCTTGGTAATCATCGCCACCAAAGCAAGTGATTTTCTCATGGTCAGGTTTGCTACGCCATTCGTCAGTATGATTTGATATTAGCACAACAACTTGTTTTACAATTTCCTCATAATTATCAGGATGTTTTTCAGTGAAGACTTTTTCTATTTCGTCCTTATGCTCATCCCAAATTTTAACCCAGTTATCAATCATTGTTTTACCTCCTTTTAGGTAGCACTTGGAAACACAAATAAGCGGTTAGAATAGTGCCATACGCACACCCAACCGCGAATCCCCCGACTATATTAATTAAGTCGTTCATGCCTACCTCCTGTCTAATGGGTTGTATCGCTTGCCACCGTTGGCCCAGTACATGCCGTTGGTATCGGCCTTTGCTTGCTGAGCTCCCTTTGGTATTACCGGATAGGCAAAAGTTAAGGCTAGGGCGTCCGCAAGGTCTGTGGACTTCCCTAGCCTTTCTTTGATCTTCTCTTTTGGTTCGAGCTTCATCCGGTTAGCAGCATCAAAACTGTACTCCGGAACAACCAAATCATTCTTAAGCTCTGGCATGTTTGGTAGTGCGCCTCCATCATTGAGCCATTGCCGTATACTGTCCCACATCTCAGTGCGCTTGTTTGTATATCGCTCATTTTTAAGTGGAGAACCGCCAAACGCCACTTCAACAACCTTATACCCTAATTGCCGCAAGCGATCTATAACACCCTCGCCCCGTCCCGAATCAATAAAGACAGCATCGGGGTTAAACTCGCCAATCTCATTCGCAACGAAAGCGGCTAACTGCATATTATCAATGCCGGAATAAACCTTTGGCGTGAACGTCTGCAATCCTTGGCGGCGGAATATTACGCTGCGATCATCCCCAAACCTAGCCACATCAACACCTATAATCTTCGGCGCAAGTTCTATGTCCTGCTCGCGGTATATCCTATTTACAGCTTCAGTCACAAGGTCAATCGTTATCAGCACGTTGTAGGCGCTCGCCGTAAAGTCGCAGTATAACTCTTGCCGGACTTCGGTAGGTGTCATATCGCGCTTCATGCTCTCTAATTCGTCAGGTGCTATAACGTCCGTTTCATCGGCCCGATATAAGCAGCAAAACCAATCATCAGCAGCCATGGCCCGTTGATACATTTCGTAAAACTGATTTTGTCCTTTAGGCGTACCAATAAAAACAGCCCACCCTTTCCGATCAGAAAGAGCAGGCCGTATAACTTCTCCCCATAATTCCTTTTTTATTTGAGCATATTCATCGATTACAACGCCATCCCAGTACGTCCCACGCAATACGTCAGGGTTATCAGCGCCAACTATATATACTCTACTCCCCGGTGTATTCTTGTGCATGGTTGGGAACTCGATATAACTCTGCGTTTCATTTACCTTGATTCCGGGGATTACATTGGTATAATACTTTAGGTAATTCCACGCGATCATCCTGGCCTGTTTTTGAAACGGGGCTATATATGCGTACTGCGGAGATTGCAGTTTGTTTTGGGCCGCTTGCTTGATTAGGTGGTTAATGCTACCAACCGTCTTGCCAAACCGTCTATGGCAAACTAGCACGGCCCAGCGGTACTGATCTAGTGCCGGATGAATTTTATCACGCCAAATAGGTCGCGGCGAATATGGAATTTTAACTTTCATCGAACCACCTCTTTAAGTTGACAATGATAATATCCATTCGTTATCAATAACATCTGGCTTGGTATCTTCTAGCACTGCATCAATCCCATTAGCGCTTGTAGTATAGCCATTGCCAGCAGTTATGGCATAGTCCGCATAAGTAGCTATCTCTTGTGCGGTATAATCGCCAGATTCGACCATGTATTTAAGAGTCTCATCTCTATTCATGCTCAGCCCTCCCAAATTAACCATAACTTAACCAACGTCCGATAACCTTCATTCTGTTAAGTATAAAACCCAGCAAAATCAAGGCTTCCAGGGATTCCGCCTCCAAAATGCTGGGAAATATCGCAATGTCCATTCCACGCAATACAAAATTGCTTGTTATGGTAAACTAAATTGTCAAATATTAACTATCGTTTTGCCATGTTATTACGACTGTATTATCACTTGTTGACTTGTCTCCAAGACTCAACTTGCCAACCGCTTGAAAGTTTTTCAGAGTAGCAGATAATTTATTAAAGCTGTCAATGTCTGCTACCTTGTCAATATTCTTTAAAACTTTTTCTACTCCTGCTTTCGCGGCATTAAAACAATCTAAGTCAAATCTACTACCCTCATCGGATATAACCTCAATTTTTTTCTGCTGACGTTCTGCTGAGACTTTGCTTGCAAATATCTCTCTTTGTGCTGACCATTGATCTTGTTTAGCCTTACGGCCTATTACCGCGGGGTCAATGTTAAGTTTGTCAGCAAGGTCTCTTTGCGTAGGATAAACACGCTTACCGTCCTGCTCAATACCTTCTATATATTCCTTCTTGATTTCATCCCAGTTATGACGGGCCATATTATCACCACCTAAATACAGTTGCCTAAACTCTTAAGCGCACTCTGTATCGCGCTCTTACGCTCTTTTAATATTTTCATTTTAAAATCGCATTCGGTTGACTTCATCTTCGCCTGTATCAGCTCCGGCCCTAACTGCTCAATCTCACGCTCAATCAATAGTAATCGTTGCTGCAATAGAGCAGGGTCGCGCTCTGCTATTTGTTCATCAGTTAGCATGGTTGCCACTCTTTTCAAACTCTAACCCATATTCTTTTAAAAACCCACCTTCATAGCATACTGTTGCTTCTGGGTCTTCCTTTTGCAGTAGTTCTATTAGTTCTTTAACTTTCACGATCTATACCCCATTCATCCCACTTTTCAACATTGCTTATTTCTCCATATGGAGTATTAATTGATACCCTTAACCTATGTTCACTACACCATTTAATGAATATTCCCGTTTGCTCAAGCAATTCATCGTATTCATTCATTGCCTACGCCTCACAATCTCCCTCAACTCATCCCGGCTAATATTGCCATCATGCACTATCCTATGGCATTGCCAGCACAATAGTATAAGGTTGTCAGGCACATCATCACCTCTTGCCCCACGGCTCTTTATGTGATGCGCTTGCAAATTAAAAGAGCTACCGCAATATTCGCAGTAGCCTATCTGATGTATGCGCTGTATTAGTTTTTTATCAACAATCCGTTTCATTTCAGCACCCCATTTTCGTGCCCCTGAGTCTGCTCAAAATAGCAGGCTCCTAAGTGCGCCTTACCTCAGCACCCCATTACGCCTACCTTGCCGTACAGGCTCATGGTTGAGTGCCGTACTACCTCTCGGCTCATACTTGGTACACTGGCCCTTGACCAGCTTCACCCTTTTAGCTGTGCAATTGTCTATGCCGTGATGCTCACAGTCGCGGCGGTCACATTCTACTGTCGGCATGTTATCACCTCAAATAAAAAAGCCCCTGCGTATGCAAGAGCCTCTAATGTTTATACTATTTGCCAATCCTCAGATAATATATCAGCTTGACTTGCCAACCATCCAAGCTGAACGCCGCTAGTGCCTACAAATGCAATCGCTTTATTTCCCATCTGCTCATGATCTACGTTAGCGATGTTCCCTGCTGGGTTAATATAGCTAACGTTTGTCGCAAGCTCAATATACTGTTTCTTGCCATTCCAGCCAGCTCGACAAGCTTTCTTGCCTTTCTTTACCGCTTCAATAGCCAAGCCAAACGTCATGCCACCAAACTTACGATACGCTTTTTCAAATACATCTTTTGGACTCCAAGACTCATATCCATCTTCGTAGAGGACATAGTATCCCGGATCATCAAACCCATCATTATGCGGTCTTTCTATTCCTTTGCCTGCTTCAAATTCCCCATGGGTCATAGGTTTAGCTTGGATAATTTTTACCCCAATATACTTTTTCATATTAACACGTCCTTATATTTAATAGCTTTCGCCGTACTTTACAACGGGGCCGAAGCCCCAAAAGGAAGGTAGTAATGAACAAACTTCTTAATATCATAGTATCACGGAAAAACCGCCATTGAGTATGATACTCATTAAAAACAGCCTCGTTTATACGCTAATATCCTGGTCAACCCAACTATTTCTTTCCACCAGGATGTCAATGTCTGGTCGCTTATCCACCATCGGTCTATCATGCTGCTGTTATTTAATTCAGCCATTCTTTCTGCATAATGTCGTTGTACATATACTCGCCAAACCTCATGCCCATTTACCGTCATGTTCTTTTGCCTAGCTTCTCGGCGAACGTCAAGGAATGTCCTCTTTTTCGGGCCAAGCATACTTTCTACCAACTCAATAGTAAGCAGCCACTTTTCAGCCCTTTCAAGTTCTGCCAAACGGACAACCTTCTGCATAACCACATTGCCAGCACCTGTCCTTACGTAGACCTCAGGCATAGAGCGCTCATCCTGGATATAGTTAAGGTCGCTAAAATACTGTTTCTTACGGTCTTCGTAAAATAGTAGCCATTCGGCAGCCGTTTCAAAGTCTTGTCCAATTTCTCTCAAAACATCTTCTCTCCCCACGCCTAACCCCTCCCCACAAAATCAAATATCTAAGCCATTATCCCCAAGCCATTTAGTAAAGTCGACCACATCTTCTATTCCATAGCCCAGTTCTACGGCTTCTTCACACACAAACCAATCTCTAATAAATTTTGTCAATGTAATCCTAAATTGGTCATATGACATTAGGTGCAAAAAAGTGAATACCTGACGTTTTAACGCTTCATCATGTATGCCGCTGTCCGTAGCACCCTGGTCATAGGCATATAGGCCATCCAAAGCCTCAAATAATTTTGATTCCTCCACTACATACTCGCCTGCCTGTCCCCTAGCTCGGCACGTTTCCCATCATTAAAGTTGCTAACCTCGGATAAGTAGCCCGTAATTCGCCTTATCCGCCTAATAGGTGACCGCTCATGCGCCTCAATCACAACCTCATCACCATCGGCCTTAATCATCATCCAGTCTATCTGTTTATGCTGTTTCTTCCACTCGGCAATCTCCTGATTAGCGTATACTGTAGCCTCTTTATCGCTAATATCATCGGTGTATGTCACCCTAACGCCATTGACCATGAATTGCATGTTAACCCCTCCCAGACATTAATTCCAATTTCTAGCTAAACTTTGCTTATTGCAAAAAAGGCAATGCCATATCTCAGCTGTCCATGTTGTTACATTATTTTTTTCGCCACAACACGGACAGCGTTTTTTTATTACGCATGTATTAGTAGCTCCGTCTATAAATACTTCCATGTTATCCCCTCCCCAACGCAAAATGGGACAGCTTATACTGCCCCTAATCGCTTATTTATTTCTCTCACTGTCTGTACCAGCATTACCACCGCGCCAATCAGTGCCGCTAAGACTATCATCTTAATCATTGCTGGCCTCCCCTACTGCTAAGAGCGCGGCCTTGCATACTACTTCTGCCGTTGTATCACCATAAGCATGGAAACAGTTGGAGTCTTTTATATATAAACCGTCTGTATAGTCTGACTCTGCAAAACAGCAATGCTGTGTAGGCTTTTCGAATCTCCAATCATCGAGAATATTTATACAATATTTAAAACCAAGTTCATACATTTTTTCAACAACTTCCCACGCGGCCGCAATTGATTTACTATACTCCGGTATTGCTGATATGCTAAGGCCGTCAATATACTTTTTGCCATGGCCTTGGTATATCTTAAAACCTATAATTTTTTCAGCAATTAAAGCGTCTAACTTATTACCCGGCTCCATTGCCAATATTTCATTTTTACTCATTCCTCACGCCCCCTTTATCGCTACTGCCACCACTACACTCGCGCCGATCAGTGCAAGCCAACCGGGCGGAGTGCAGAGCAGGTGGTATATTATGTTAGTCAGTTTTTGTATTGCAGGTCGCCTCCTTGTTTGAAATATCCTGTTTTACTTTTTCCAAGTAATCAATTACAACCTGTACAGATTCCGGTTTAGCAAACCACAGCATTACTTTTGGATATATTCCTGCTTCATCAAAAGTTTGACCGAAATGGTTCCCTATATTTTCGCCTATGGCATGGGGTACATTTTGTGAAAACCACACGGCCTCCATTTTACCAACGCTATTTCCAGATACGCCGACCCTTATATCTCCAGTGCCATCAAAATGGCATATAACTCTTTTATCATCTGTTTTAATCATCGCCAATCCCCCTTAGCGCAGTGGCTATCACCATCCAAAGTAACAGTTCCAGCCGTTTTAATATCGCCCAGCGCAATTTTGATACGCCTTTTACTGTTTTCATCACACTTTTGGGCTAAAAGTTCCGCATATGACCTAACTGAATCACGCTTGCCTTTAATACCGTGTTCGATTATTTTAACTATTTCAGTGCTTACATGACGGCTGTTTTCCAACTCAGCCACCCTAGCCTCCAACTGTCCATTTTTCTTTGACAGTTCATCTGCCCTGGCTTTTTCGGCCTGTAGGTCTATGGTAAGCTGTTCATTTTGTCGGATTAGACAGTTTTGTACTTTGTCCTTGGAATAAACTATCGTAGTAACTACCTTATCTTCCGCTTCGTCTTCATCCATTACCCTTTTATATCCGCATTCACATACTTCTTCCATGTAGTAATGATAATTCGAATTTTCGTGTTTACAATCACTCACCCTTGCTCACCAACCTTTCAGCTAATTGCCAATCCTTGAAACTAGCACTATCATCACAAGGCGTACAATCAAAATTATAATCATAGTACCCATACTCATCTTGTGGGGTTAATTTGCACCCGCGATCATCCTGCTGCCAAATCATGTGTTCACAGTTATCACAGCACCTTAACGCCTTATTATCACGCTCCAACTGCTCAATCTTTTCGAGCAGTTCGGCTCCGGCTGTAGATTTAGGAGATAACGCTGTTTCGCATATGTGCTGAGTACTACCTGCAATACTACAATAATTAGCTTTATCTAAATGTTTTCTATGAATTTCTTCCAATGCCACACGCATAGCCGCTATTGTAACCTGTGCCTGTTGTAGTTGCTGGCGAAGGTCGGCTTCCTTGCAATCTCTACATATCGCCCCTTCTGGTATCCATCCATGTTTACATTCACCCATCACTTACCGCCCCTTTCTCTAACCCATGGTATCCGCTTGAACGACATGATCTGGAACGTCCTCAAACATTATGGTATATTTACCAAACTTCAAGCTTTTTCCAACTTCTAATTTATCAATATCATTAACAAGGTTTGCCCATTTATCATTAGCAATAGGATTGTTGTTATTTAGCAAGTTTGCCTCCGGTATTAGATAACTTGCAATTCTAAATCTGTGAAATTCAACAAAACAAACTTTATCGTTTTTTACTACTGCATATGCCTTCATTACTTACCGCCCCTTTCTTCTACCGCCTCAGCTACAACCTCGGTAACTTCTGGATCTTCTATTTCTCTTGAACATTCCCAGCACAGACAAATGCTGGTATCAAGTTTTTCCCAAGCCTTTTCTTCCGCTTCTTCTTTGGAGTCAGCTTCTACTTCTCCAATGTATTTGCTACCAGTTACCGTTCCATAAATCCTATACTTAGCCATTGTCAGCCCTCCGGTTCTGTACTTAGTGCCTGTTTCCAGCAAGAAAAGCAATCATCATCATATTCAGCACAATTGTTTCTTAATCTATAATGGCAAGGGCAATCACCGTTTTCGCAAAGGTTTTCTATTAGCTTATCAATAGCCTTGTCGTTATACATTGTCAGACTCCTATGGCTCATATTTTTCACAAGTTTTACTTATCGCACAGTAGTTATCGCAAAACGTACCATCAATATCAATATCAATATCAGCATTAATAAGAGTAGTTTGCATCGGGCATCCTTCTGAATCACGAAATTCAGTTTCAATTGTCGCCCCCAGCTTCGCAAATCGCAGAAGTTCGGATGTATCTTCTGAGTCATATTCAACACGGTTATTAGCCGTTAGCATTCCTACTTTGACCAAACACTCTCCCCCGCTCAATCTTGTCTATAACGCTCATTCGCTTGCCCCTCCCTTAACTCCTTATTTAAAATTTCAGCAAACATTGGCATAATTTCTGTAGCAAATATCATTGCACTTCTCGGATATTCCTTCACACAATCAAAGGCTTCCCAAGCATCACAAATATCTAAATTCTTAATTCCGTAACTTTCTATCAGCCGTGAATATGTATAATCAGCGGACATTCCATCTTCCAAATCGTTAATCGCATCAAAAGCCTCCCGTGCCTGATCTTTACTAATGCTAAGTTCTTTGCGCCACTCAATGACTTTTCCTTTCCACTCGGTAATTGTTTTATCAAAATCGAAATACGATTTGTCGGATACTTTGTTTAGCAAATAATCATAATCCCGCGTAATTTCGATCAGAAAGTGTTTAAATGTTTTCCTCCCGTGACTAGGCCAACTATAAGAATAATCTCCAAAGCTACTATGGCAATTAAATAATCCACCGTTTTCATCAATCGTAAATATCGCCCATTCATATTTAAACCGTATATCATAGCGTTCACACGTTGACTTTTTGAAAGTGTATTCCATTCGCTTACCCCTCCCCGTATAACCCCAGCCTAGCCGGGTATAATATTACCGTAACGTTTCTATGGTCCTTTCTCCTCTAGAACAAGGTCGCTCGTGCAGTGGCCTTGTTCTTTTTATCTGAGGTGAAAAGTAGTCAATCGCCTTGCCAACCGTATAGTTAATATTGCATATTGCAAGGGCCAACGCCCCATAATTGTAGAACAGTGGGCTTGGGTCAGTTACCATCACTGCACCCCATCCCCTTCCAGCAGTTCCGGGTTATCGTGTATATTGCCGATTACTTTTACTGCATGGTTAGCCGTGTATACTTTTAAATAATCTCTGCCAAGAGTTGCGCTACTAATAGACTCTATATCAAAGCACCCGTCATTAAACTTAACAACCGCTAACAATGTTTCAATAATTCCCGGTCTGTAAATCCGTACAATATCGCCCTCATAGATTTCCTTGCCGTTTTTGTCCTTTAATCCGGTGTATTGCATTAACTCAAACGAATGTATGTCTCGCCATTGCGCGGCCCTTGCTGACCTTTTAGTAATCGGGAAACATAAAACCATTTCTTGAATGAAATCTATCCCTTTTAACTCGCACATTTCTTTTTTGATCTTATCCCACGCCCGAAACTTTATCTCTCTCATCACGCCAACCCCTTCCACCTGTTGCACTTGTCACTAGGCTTAACCTCACGCCCTCGCCGTACAGTATCTAGCTTGTAGCACACCATGCGCCCCGGATACGCTGCCCTATTTACATTGCCGCATGTAGCGCATACCTGTTTGACTGGCTTATACATCGCTACCCCTCCACTACAATCCCAGCGTTGTAATCCACATATGTTTCCTTGCCGCATACTGGGCATTCCAGCCTAACGGCAACAAAATCTCCATGCCATTCACACTCAAGCACATCTAAGTCATCATTACTACACTCAGGACAATTACCATCAAAAATCATCGTCTACCCCTCCAACAACTCAATTTCTATCTCAACCCTTGGATTATGCTTATCAATCCCCACTACCTCGCTACCGTCAAACCGCCTAAAATACTTGTCATTCTCAACTACCTTGGCCTTTTCCAGGATGTCGGCAGTGGCCTGTAGCAGATTTATCAAGTCTGGCTCACTCCTGTTGTCTGGCATCCAGTACTTAGCACACAGGTTCATCCTGCCCACCAGCGGAGGTTTTCGCCACTGGCTTTTTAGCAGCCATAGGCAACTACTCTCATAATCCCTGTAAGCCTTAGACTGTATCGTGGCCCCTGATTTAGTGCGCTCGGTGTGATTTTTTTTTGTTATAGGGCGCAGTCCGGCGAGAGTAATTTTTGCTAGGCTCATGCTATCCAATCCCCTTTGCCAGCCGCAACACCGTATGCCGCGCTATCTCACATATAACCTCATTTTCCTCCCGGTCCATGTGCCGTTCTAGCAGGTTGTTATATATTTTCAAGAACTGTGCCCGGTCAATGTTAGGATTTTCACTCCGGCACAATTCAACGTACCCCATGCACCGAACCGCCTCGCCTATCAGCTTGTGTGACCACTCAGGCCGCCGGTATGGGTCTAACTTTAGCAATACCTCTGCCCAAGCGTTTTCCGCACTCGGTATGCGAGCGTTTTGTATTGACTTAACAGCCTTGATTATCCGGCCTGGACTGGGATATTCGTCGCCTCGAAGCATCTTGATTACCGCCATCTGTGCTAGAGCGTAATCAACATCAAAAAGAAGTAAGTGCCACGTTTTTATGCGGTCAGCAAATTCTTGTTTTTCACCATCAGCCAGTTTCGGAAATATGTTCGCAATCAATGTCAATATCGCCGTTGTTTCCTGTATTGTCATTTTCCAACCCCTCCAAAAATTCTTTGAATCTAGCAGGACCAGTAGCTTTTTTCTTCACCGAAATAGTACCCGACCTAGCACGTTCAAGCATTTTTACAAAATTGTCCGGTCCCATCAGCCAAGTAAAATCTGCTTTCCACCCTCGGTCATTACTCCCGTTATGGTGCGGCGATTGGCTAGCGTAGCGAAAAACCTCTGTAATTGCTCCCCGTCCATATTCTTTAATCCGTCCGTTAATCAATCCCCGGCGTGTTTTATTTAAAGCCTCAGCCTTGGGCATTTTCACACAGGTTGCATTGTATTCATCAAGTACGCCCTGATAATCTGTCTTTGCACCACGGTCCCCGGTTGAGGGGACTATAGGGGTTAAAGAAGTATTAGAAGTAGAAGAAGGAATAGAAGGATAAGAAGGAATAGGGTTAAAAGATTCATCTTGGGTTGTTCCAGGGTTCACCTTAGGTTCACCTTGGGTATTTCTTATGGTTACCTTAGGTTCATCCTCGGTAGGTTCTAGGTCATTGCCAGACATCGGAGGAATAATACTTGCCGTTTCTTTTGGGTGAACATCCTGGTATTTGTGCCAATTATTAACCTGTATGTACTTGTGACCGTCAACTTCATAGCGGATGATAAACCCCTTACCTGCTATTGCCGCTATTAATGTTTCACCATCGCAACTGTCATAAGGTAATAACTCAGCACGCAATTTTTTGGGGCGGTCTTCAAGCCTACCTTCACGGTCTGCTAAATTCCACATACCGATTAGTAGCAATCGCGCCAGTGGTTCAAGTTCCGCTATGTCCTCATTTTTGAAAAATCCTGGGTGTATCTCGCGCTTTCTTGGCAAATTAGCCGCCCCCTTGCATAACATAAACCGTAGTTGCATATACTAAACTGGGTTACTCTGCCCTGTACTGCCACTTATAAAGAATCTCACAGGCCCGTTGATGTTGCTCCATCATACTCATTTCCGGCTTAAACAATCGGCTAGGCTCACTAAACTCAAATTCTGTCTGCACCGGGCTACCCATTGCCACATATTTTCGGTAGCAGCGCGGCCCATGCTGATGATTTACCGATTCCTGCACCTTTATGGGCCTGCCGCACATTCTGCACCGTTCCATACATCAAAAAGGTATATCCTGGTCATCGAATACCTGACCGCCAAACGGATTAGCGGCTTCCTGCGCCGGCTTGCTAGAACCAAACCGTATATCCTTGCCGATACTCTCCGCGATCAGCACCATGCGGCTGTGTTTTTGACCGTCCTGGCTATCCCACTTTTCCAGTTTAAGCCGCCCCGCTGCTATCACATTGTCACCCTTGACGATGCTGTTGCCGACCTGCTCAGCTAACTCTTTAAACGCCTTGACCATAATGCTGAAATATTGATTCTTCCCGTCTTTGTCTTTACCGTCATATACCGAAACGGAGACTTGCGTTATGCAAGTTCCGCTATCTGAGTATCTTGTTTCCGGCTCCCACGCCTTACCGGATATAGTAGCCTTATTCATTTGCCGCCTCCTTGTGTTCGCTAATCCGATCATCCAACCAGCTAATCAAATCCTCGGCTTGGTCAATTGTTAAATCGTTGCTGCTCTCAACGCTGTAGGTAGTATGGATATGCTCCTTGATACCGTCGACTGTCATTCCGGCTTGTTTAGACATAGCAAACATCTGCTTGCGCTGTGAGTCTGTCAGCCTCGGTTTAGGAGGCTCTGCGCCAGATTCTAGCCACTCTAGCAACGTGCGCCCTGTTTCCTCACTTGGTATCCATTGTTTGCTGTCAAACAGTCCCGTTCTATCCTTGTTAGTTTCCGCTAAGTGGTGCATATTAAGATTTATTGCTACCGTTACCTCATATTCAGCGCCATCCCTCATAATTGGGGCCATGCCCACCTTCTCAGGTACTTGCTTGCCGTTCTTCTCAGTTAAAACATAGTCTTGCTTCGAGCGCATTGTAAAAATGATATGACATTTTGATTGAAGAATCGTTTCCATCATCTTCTGATATACCGGAGTAACCTTTGCCCATGCCGTGTAACTGTTACCACCAATCTTCTCATGCCGCTCTAGCAATCCGCCCTCGCCAGCCCAGTAGTGAGTAAGGCTGTCAATTATGATCACATCGTACTTTTCTTTTTCAGCCTCTTTGATAACATTGATCAATTTTTCCGGTTCATATGGTTTTTCCATGACGAATATGTCATAGTCGCCAAGGCTAGAATATAAACTTCCACTACCATTCTCACTGTCAATCAATACGACTTTATTACCAAGACCAAAAGCTACCCTGAGAGCGGAATAAGTTTTTCCGCTCCCTGCTGGGCCGCTAACCGAAAGACGAAGTTTAGCTTTTGACCGTTCGGCCTTTTTAAATATGCTCATCGGATAATTTCACTTCCTTCTTAGCTTCATAGTGCAACGGTCTAATTCTTCCGCTGTGCAGTTATGAAACATCTTTTTAACGTTAATGCTGGTAGTTACGTCGGGGTCATATTCAAGTCGATTGCATTCCTGCATTAAATCCATTCGGGCACATGATAGAATATAATCTTCGTCTTGCTCCGTTCGCTGAATGGTTATATCCTCTACAGGGCCATCAAGGTATTTCCATAGCCCCATTTTTTTAGGTATTGAATAATCGCCGTTGAAATAAATTGCCGCTTGTCGCTCTTTTTCACACATCCAATCGAAGTCGGGGTCGTCTCTCATTTTGCGCCCACCATTCCGCGAAACATGCGTTTCATTTCTCTTAGCTCCGATAGTTCAGTTTCAAGTGCTGAAATACGATCATCGAACATTTCCAGCATATCCGCTGCAGTATCAAGATTGACTTGCAGGTTACGGTAATAAGGGCTTGTAATCCGTTTGCCTACTACATGAGGTTTAGCCACTGGCTGTACTGGTTTTATATATGGGCTTAATGCCCGTTCGATTGTCGCGTTTAACATTGTCATTGTCCAATCAATCCCTTCGTGATATAATTGGGTTAGCAAATCTACTAACCGTTCCTAAAGGCCACTCCTGCCCGAGTGGTTTTTCTCTATTTCCATTTCAAGTGCCAAGGTTGCGGTTCTAATCACTTTATAGTCAGTAGTCAACTCATTCATTTTGGGCAATTCATCCGGTGTAATCTCTCCATCATCCAAGATGGTTAAGAGGTCATGCCGTTTTTTTATGATGTTTTCAGCGGAATTTAGTATTTTTACCCCAGCCATTATCGGGTGCATTTGCGGAAATTCATATCCCAGGCACTTTCCAATACTGCAACCATTGCCACAATGCCATAACATTAACTGACTTCCTGCTCGGTAAAGGTCATCCATCAGCACAACCTTTTCCGGCGGTACTTCTTCTTCGCCATACTCCATCCTGACGATACGCTCTTTTGTTAGGTGCAAGACCTGTTCGGCGGTCAAGAGGGCTATTCCAGCGTTTTTTCGGCAGTCTCGATACATCGACGTTCACCCCCTTCCCCTGCTACACTAAATGCGTGGGGTTTTACCCCGGTGGGCTGTTTCCACGACAGCCCCTCCCTTTTTTTCAAAAAAACACCGTGATACATATTAGGTACACAATCATTGCTCCGGCAATTTCCCGCCAGGTCAGCTCTCCATCACTTGTTAGCCAGTTGCAAAAATTATGTATCATTGCTCTGCCATCCCAACCATGATGCAGAGGGCCAGCGCAATCAGTCCGGCTAAGAACATTGATGTTTGCATGGTTTTCACCTCCCTTTCAACTTGTCCATTTTTTGTCCAGCGGAGTTAACTAGCTTTTTGTTGAAACATTTTTAATAAAAATTCTCTTCCCAATTGAGTCCAGCGGCGATGGTAAATCACATGACCGTTGTCGTGAACTTCTTGCTTAATTTCAACATAACCATTGTCAGCGTGTTTACTGTACAAAACCCAAGTACCATTCTGCTTGAATTGGATTTTTTTATTAGCAAGGTCGTTGTTTAATGCAATTGCTGATTTAAAACCTAACTCTTTGGCAATCTCTGTAGCAGTATAAGTTTTGTTAACGTGCATCAAGATTGCATTTGTTTTTTCTGCCTTAAACCTTGCTGCCCGTTCTTCTTTTAATTTAGTTAGCAATGCAATTCCATAGTCTGGGTTGTCTAGTATTTGGTCGATAACATTATCCGTTGCATACATGCCGTTCTTGCGGATTGAGGGAAGGACTTCGTGAGTAACCCACCGCTTAAATTGTTTAGCCTCTGGCTTACGACTACTAAGAACTAGCGAGTATATTCCTGACTCTGTGACCACTTGCATTCCCTGGATTCCTCCAGGGGTGTCGGTTGAAACTACACCCTTTTCATCATCATCCAATCGTGCTATGGCATCTCTGGAATTACTAATTTCTAAAATATCGCATACATCCTTAACAACAAAACCAGGTTCTCCGTTTTCTAAGGTTACAGTTCGAATAGGTTTGCCTTGATAATCAAATACTCGTTGTAAATCGTTCACTTTACGCTCCTTTCTTTTGTTCTGAATTCCGAACGGTTAATGCAAAAAAAATTTTTTCTACAGGTTCGCCGAATTCTTTAGCAATCCTTAACATTAATAGACCGCTTAAATTTGGAACTTTGTTATTTTCTATATTAGAAAGGTGCGACCTTGTAATGCCTAACATATTAGCAAATTTTTCTTGGCTAATACCACTTTTATTTCTTAATTCGGCGACTATATTTTCCATTGCTGATTCCCCCTTCCGTGTATTTAATTCCTTACAAGTAAAGAATACCATACACCCGCCCGTTTTGTCAAGACTTCTATACATGTTTTTGTATTTATTTTTTATTTTGTTTAGAATAAAATACAGTAGAAAGGAATGAATACTTTTGACTATTGGAGAAATATTACATAAAAGAAGAAAAGAATTAAATTTATCGTATAGACAGTTGAGCAATATAACAGGTATTAGCCATTCACACATTTCAAGTATTGAAAAAGGTATAGAGCCAAAAACGAAAAAACCCGTTCGTCCATCCTATGAAGTAATTGAAAAACTAGCTAGAGGATTAAACGTTACTATAGATTATCTGCTAGGGAAAGTTGATAATCCTAACCATGTATATATAGAACCTACATTGCTTGGCAATGGCAAAGGTACGTCAATGCCAAAAGAAAATCATAATGAATTTAATAAGGTTATTGTAACAGCCTACAAAAAAATGTCCGACGATGTTATTGCTCATGCCGAAACAATGGATTTAACCAGCAAACAACAAACAGCTATTGACGAATTTAAAAAAATGCCGTTAACTGAGAAACAGCAAGAATTGTTAGAGGTTTTCGAGAAACTAAAGAACCTCCCGCCTGCTGATCGAGAGGTTCTGATAAAAATTATTAAGTCTTATCAATAATTTGTTGCAACAATAAAGCTACGACTAAATCCCAAATCTTCGATTCATCCACGAAATCGCCTCCAAAATTAGTACGAACATGTGTTTGGGTATAACTTCAACTAAGCTACTTTATTTTCCTGCTATATACAACAATTTTACACGATTTTATTTATACAAACAGTGGCGACATTTACCCATAAAAGTATAATTAATACTGAGACGATACCGGAAAATCCTGCCAAAACTGTAAATTAGTTAAACATTTTTTAAGCCTTGGAAATTAATCCAAGGCTTTTGGCTTGATATACAGTTGTTCAACGGTAATTCCAAGAGCCGCCGCAATCTGCTCCATATAATCAGACCGCGGATTTCTCTTGTGAATTTCAATGTCGCCAAGCGTACTTCTTGGTACTCCTGACAATTTCGCCAGTTCAGTTATTGATAAGCCCTTATCTTCCCTATATTTCTTGATATAATTAGTCTGCAATTATTACCTCGACTATTGCTACCTATGGCAGACATTTTACCATTTTCGACAACAATAGACAAAGGCAATATGTGGTATATGCCGTTAAGACCGTTGTGGTGTTGACAGGAATTTTCTACTTTCTGCCGAATATATTTCAACACTTACGGAAACGGAAGTGTTTTTGTATTCGGTATCATATACACTATCGCAAACGAGGGGTGAATTATGGCTACTGTTATAAGTATCAACTGCCAAAAGGGCGGCGTTGGTAAAACTACAACAACCTTACTGGTTGGATTCATGCTGGCTAAACAAGGCAAAAAAACCTTGATGATTGATTTTGACAGTCAGGGTAATTTATCATTCGCCGCAAGGGCCGGGCAAAATATTTACGATCATAACAATAAAACGGCATTTGAAGCAATCAAGCAGGGAACCGTTGAACCTTATATTATTCCGGCTCTATACGCTGTGCCGGACAATCAAGAACCTGTTGAAATTGAAAATTTGTTTTTAGTACCGGCAGAGGACTGGTTATCAAACCTACCCCAGTATTTATACATTGAATGGCGCGCATCACATCCAGAAGCGTTCCGAAAAGCTGAATATATGTATCTGCTCAAAAATGCGCTGGCTCCGGTGTTAGATCAGTACGATTACATATTAATTGATTGCCCACCATCCCCAGGCGAACCTACACGATTAGCATTAGTTGCGGCTAATTGGAGTTTGATTGTAATGCAATCGCAAGTTTTTTGTCTGGATGCCGTAAGCCGATTCACGGAAATTTTAGAAGGCGCACAGAAACAGTTTAACCCAGACCTTGATGTTATCGGTATTACTCCAACTTTATTAGACAGCAGAACTACCCTTGATACAGGCATTGTCGAGCAGGCAAAAGAGGACTTCGGCGAGTGGGTTACGGATACAATTATTAGAGCAAAAACAAAAATTAAAGAAGTTGCGACCGGGATTCCGCTGAACATGCACAAGCAAGAACGAGAGGCATTAGCGCAATATGAACAGTTAACCGAGGAGTTGTTAAAAAGATGTCAAACGCTTTAGAAAGAATAAGAAAAAATAAGAATACACCGCCGCAGCATAACGGTGAGAGGCTTATTAGCGGGTATTCAGAAACAGTAAACGAAAGTGAAAACGGAAGCGTAAACACAAACGGAAACAAAAACAATAATACAATTGTTTTAGCAAGTTATAATAAGTCCGAAATTGAAACCGATGATACAAGTGCAATCAATGGTCATAATACTTCTGAAACCATTTCCGAAAACAATGGCAAAACCGCTATTGAAAATGTAAATACAATTGATGCTGATAATGAAAACGTAGATGAAGCTGATAACATCGGTGTTAATGCGTATGTTTTAGCCAACAAGAAACCTAAGTTTGAGGAAACACACAGGAAATGCACCTTCTGGCTAGAAGATGATTTATACGACAGGCTACACAATTTGACCAGCGGCGAAAAGGGTCTTAAAACCCAAGTTGTGAATGATGCCTTAAAGCAGTTTTTAAAGAAGATCAAAGCGTAGGTGTAAGTACATGAATAATCCCAAACACATAAATGAATTAATTACCGAAGCCCTCGCAATTGAGGCGCAAGATGCCAAAGAAACAGGTACTATTGGCTATATGGCAAGAGCGTTAGTCCAAGCAACCTTACCTCACAAAGCAGCAAAAGGAATTGAATTTGTTCGCACTAATGGAAATTTTTCCTTGTCAATCATGTCTCCCGCATCGATAGGCCTACCTTATGGCAATATTCCACGCTTGGTTCTAGCATGGTTAACAACTGAAGCAGTACAAACAAAAGACCGAAATATCATCCTAGGTAATAGTTTGACTGATTTCATGCACGATCTTGGGCTAGTACCAACAGGCGGACGTTGGGGAAGTATTACCCGCCTAAAGGAACAACTCAAAAGGCTTTTTGCTTCATCAATTACCTGTACCTATACTGGTAGTTATAACGGGTCTGTAGGCGATAGCATCTATAAACTAAACCTTATAGACCATGCACAATTTTGGTGGGAACCAAAAAAACTTGACCAGCTCAGCCTTTTTGATTCCGTCATAATCCTCTCACAGAATTTTTTTGATGAAGTAACGCAAAATCCTGTCCCAATAGACTTACGCGCTTTAAGAGCGTTAAAGCGTTCACCAATGGCACTTGACATCTATTGTTGGCTAACATACCGCATGTTTAGCGTAAAACGCAATACACCGCCCATACCTTGGCAATGCTTACAAACACAATTTGGGGCAGACTATGCCCATACACGTAACTTCAAGCTTTCTTTTTTGGAACAATTAAAAAAAGTATCAGTTATATATCCCGAAGCACGATTTGAGCCAACTGAAACCGGATTAATTCTAAAACCAAGTCCTACACATATCCTTCCGAAATAAGTTGCGCATAAACGGTTGCAGCCACATTAACAAAAAACGAGTATTTACGTGGCTTCACCGCCATTTTTACCGTGCAGATATGCTACGCATAAACGGTTGCAGCTATTTTCGGAAGAACCCAGTATTTATAAAGGTTTACCAGTGTTTTCCAGTAAAAAATCAGTATAATAGCGGTTATTCACTTTTTTAGTGGAAAAAGCCTGTGGATATATAGTTATCCCCGCATAAACGGTTGCATTGATCGTAGTTATTCCCGCATAAACGGTTGCAAACTTTGTCTTATTTACGCATAAACGGTTGCAGCCATCCCCAGCAATCTCTTACCACGCATGGGCTAGCGGGTTCCTCCTGTAGTAATACCTATAGATATATAATACCTGTAGTTATAAAAGAGCAGAATGTGGACAGCTAATATCTGTCACACAATCTGCTCTTTTCGATTACTGTATTCATTTATAAATTTTCATAAGGAACGGCTCAAATATTGCAAAAATGATACTGAACACCAAATAGCAGAAATTTACGCATAAACGGTTGCAGCCATTTTGCTATAAAGCAAGTAAATACGTTGGTTAATGACTATTTCCCAATTGCGGAAAAAATAAAATCTTAAAGGTATTATTGCAGAAACGATACTCCGCGCATAATTAAAAAACCACTAATAGCAGAGCACCCACCTCTGCAACCTCGACTCGGCCAAGGTTCCGAAACGTACGGCACATCCCATAATGCCGAGGGGATGACCGCGCAGAGCGATAACGGTTTTAGTGGTTCTATTGCCTATGTTATAGACTGAGTATCGTTTTTGCAATTTTAATTATTATTTTTATAAATTAGTCGAAAAAACGAACTAAATATTTTGCCCTTAAACCGATAATTTATACTCGCATGAAGATTCGTACTACCTAACACATAAAAACGGCGTAGCGGCTAAATCTCGCACTCACAGCACCATTAGGACTCAATAAACCATTTGCCCTCATCGTCAAACAAATAAACCTGCTTACCCATTATCTTGCAAGTGTACCGTATCCCCAGACCACCAGCCTTTAGAGAAGCGGCCTTGCACACATCAATAAGTCGATCAATCTCAAACACTCTGCCATCAGACCATTTCAGCGTAAGAGGACGAACCGAGCCATCTACACAATGCCTTGCAGTTATCTCAACGAATGTTTTGCCCATTTGTACCACTCCATTTTTAGAACATACGTTCTAATTATAAAACGCCTAATTAAACAAATCAAGCATTATAAAAGGACAAGAAATATATTTCTTGTCCTTTTTACTTTATCCAAGTTTGCATTCTCTAACATACTGCTCAATTTCCATTTGAAGTCCATTAGTAAAGGGCATTGGGTCATACCCAAAATCTCTTGCTGCATTATCATGCGGATAGCTTCTATTTTCGCCCATTCTCTGTACTTTTTCGACGTAATCTACTTTCCCAAGAGATAGAGTTTTGAGAATTCTTGCACCTAAGACGCCTGTGCCCACGGAAACATTTACAAAAGCCGTTTTCTTATTTAGATTATGACTTATCAGTTTAAACATATCAATCATTGTAATTGGGTCTTTGCCTGATAATATATAGTCTCCATTCATAATCTTATCGTTAGTTAATACCTGATAATAGGCTTTCCCAAGGTCACGGCCATTCACTGGTTGAAGGAGACTCATACCATTATCAATTATTGGGAATAGCCTTAATTTATCAACCATCTTAATAAAAATAACCATGTTTTTATCTTTAATATTCCCATATATCATAGTTGGTCTTAATATGACTAAACCCATTGATGTGTTTTTAATTAGTTCTTTTATTATAGTCTCAGCATTCTTGTACCCTTCAGAGGCACTTTTATACTTTGAATATATTCCGGTTGTATGTACAAGAATTGCTCTTTTAACATTATTTTTTACCGCTGCCATCATAACACATGGTGAGTCAAGTATACCGCCAATGTGGAAAACCGTATCTACACCATTCATGCAACTGTTCATAAACTTTTGGTCTTTAAAACTACCTACCACTTTTTCTATATTCAAATTTGAGTTGTCTAGTAATGATGTATCAGATGTGGCTTGAACAACACAGCGAATTTTACCATTATATTTATGGTTTATTAGTTCTTGCGCGAAAAATCTTCCTGAGTGTCCTGTAATACCTGTAACTAATAACATTTGTCATCCTCCGCTTGAAAAATATATTAACTTTATACCATATATTGTATATTCGTTTACAAATAAAGTAAATATTATTCAAGTTTTTAGTGTTGACATTATGTTGCTTATGGCAAAAATAGGCTCTCTAACGACTGCAACTTCCGCAACAAGTCTGCCGGAGTAACATTGTCAGGTGCGAAGTCCGGGAATATATCTAAACCGCCAGCCTGTAGGATTCTGGTTACCGCCTCAGAACAATCTACCGTTTTCTCACCATCACCCGGCACAGTCACGCCTAGCAGATCGTGTAATCCTCCGTCGAGACACGCAATCCATCCGTAGGGCGTTCCTAATAGCTTCTCAGCCTCTTTTTCTGCCGCTTCTATATTTGGCAAGTCCACTGATAATATCGTGGTCTTGAATCCGTCATAGGCAGTTAGTGGCGACTTCACAAAACCATTATCAAGCGCTTCTAATATTCCACCCAGCATAAATATAGCGGCGTGGCTCGGGTCTTGTCCTGGGCCTTCTGCCCAGTCAATAATTTTGCCAAATTCGGTAACCGGATAGGAAAATAATACATTTACCTTTGCCATACTAATCCCTCCCACATAAAAAAAGATAGGCCCGATCAATTAAGACCGGGCCTCAAACATATCATCTTACTTCTTAGCTGCGTTTGCTTCGTTAGTCAAAACTTTATTTAAGTAGGTTTCGATTTTATCAGTCAAAACACTAATCAAGCTTGAAATTACAATACTCTTGATAGACACTAGCACGGCCTTTTCCATGTTATCCCGAACCTTAACCCACAACGAGGAAG